AACGCTGGAAACAAGCAGTATCCAGAGTAGGGCTAAAACTTATGACCGTTTATTACGCTCTGGTCGGCTTGAGGAGTTTATGGCGTCAAATCCAGAGGCTTATAAAACATTGAAAGCCGCAAGCAACGCTCGCGCTATAGCCTAATCCCAACTAACGAACTCTAACCACCCTGCTACACCCGCCGCCCTGTCATTCTCCATACGGGCGGCTTCTGCCTTGTAATGCTTGGCGATCTGCTTGGCTTCTTTGTTCATCCGTTTACCTAACTTAATGTCCTCGACCTTCTCCCTCAGTATCTCCAAGGCCCCCTCGCCATAAGTCTCGATGTAATGACGGTAGAAGTAATCAGGGTTGCTACCAAACTTCTGATGACAGCCATAACAGTGGGCAAAGGCATTCATACCATCGTATCTAACACCCTTCTTGGTCCTGCCAAAGTAATGGCTGCAGTGCAAAGCCATACTGCTTTCTTCATGTTTCTTGCCACACCCCTGACAAGTAAAGTCATTTCGCATCCTGACGCACCGGCTAAACCAGTGGTCTGCTGCTGTACGCTTTAATTTCATATCAATCCCCGCAAAAGCATGGGATCGTCTCATCCCCTGCCAAATCCAATTGTCCCTGCTCTCTGACAATGACTTGCATCTGTGCATAGCTGGGCCGGTCGTTACGCCATAATGCCCCTGATTGTTGGCTGGCAGGGACTTCACGCTCCATCTTGGCCCACCAATCTGCCCTGCTAGGGCGTTCCACTATCAAGGATTCAATCAGATTTGCACCTTTTAGATAGCATAAGTCGCAGTTGCCATGAGGCGTTACACCGTTGACGTTTGGTAGTTCAAGATCAAACGGTTGCGTAGCCCAGAACGAAACCACCGTTTCTTTGGTAACGCCATCATTGACTAGCGGCTTTCGGTGAGGTGGCATTTTTGCCGCTCTTCTCTGTTCGTCGGCTCTAATGCCAACAATCGCCATATCCTCTCCTTCTGCCAAATCTTTGCAATGATTTCTTGACATAAGATAGCGCGAGATCGTTTTAATCTTCATCTCAATCGTGCAGAACCTAGCAACAGGATTAGGCAAATACCTCTTTGCGTGTATCAACGCCTCAAATGGCTCGCCATTCCTAGCGGCGGTATCAAAATCCACAACCTTAAACCGATCCTTGGTTTCCTCTGCCCACTGATACTCAAGCCAGACAATAGGCACATCCCATTCTTTACTGCATCGATCCACAAACCTAAGCGTTGCTTCCTCTTCTTTTCCGGTGTTTGCAAAGGTGACGATACAGTCATCTGGCAGGCCGTCATTAGCTTCTATAAACCGCCATAGCATATAGGCGCTAGTCCTGCCGCCACTGAAGCTGATGCAGGATGGCTCTGTCAGCTTAAAAGGATTCATCTTTTGGCCCCGCATAGCGGATTATCTCCAGAGGCTTCTCATCTATGTCCTTGAGCGGCTTGGTACTCAGATCCATCATTATGGCTACGTCTTCCTCTAGTCGCTTTGCCATAGATTCTGCGGCTTCTACGGCTAGTTGTGCGTCATTCTTCATAACTCATCCTTTTTAGTGTATTTCAGGAAGCCAAGGCGAATGCCCCTGTATAGCCATGCCCTGATAGAAATAAAGATATTTGATTGCCGCCATCCTTAATTCTTCTGGTTGTTCTGTATCAGGGTGATTGACCAGAAAATGCAGCGTACAAATTAGGGCATGATAAATTTCACCATCGCCTTCGCCTATTAGTGACTCAAAGTACTCGCTCTCAGCGACAAACTTCAAGGTTGCGTCTTCTGGGTCTTTATCGAGCTTTCTTTTGAAACTTTCTGCTATGTCATTTTTCATAACTCATCCTTTATTGATTGTGGAAACGGGACATATATCCCCTTCTTCTCTGAGAGCCACCGTACAAGCACCTCAGCGGCTTCGCTGAGTTCCCTGCCGGTTAGCTTGGTGGTAGACGTTTTTTGGTACATGGCCTTAATAATGGGCTTGTAGAGCATTTCCTTGACCAGCCCCTCAGTAAACGGGATTTCTATCTGTTCATTGAAAGGGTGCTTGTTGGAATAACCAGCATCGTTAAGTTGTTCTGACATTTGTCGAAACCATAGGTGCATGGCGTTGTTCTGCCGCTCAGTCCTGCCTGCTGGCTTGATTGAGTACAGAAGGTAATTGCCCTGATTAAGCTGATCTTTAACAAAGCCTATAAAGAACTCCAGCTTTTCTTGACTATCTACAATCCACCTATGCCCGTCCATTTTCACCCCTAAGACACCCGTTCTTGTTGTATCCATTCCATCAAAGCGCCTAGCGGCCTTAAGTGTTCCCGCCCTACAAACCAGCCAGAACCATGTCCTAGGTCTTTTTCCACCATGACCTCTTGAGCCTGTGTAACGCCGATACAGCCAGGAATATCAAACAGCTCATCTTCTTCTGTCTTGCAAACCAGCACCGCTACTTGCCAATCGAACTTTGAGTGCTTTGCGAAAAGCAGATTACCCTTGGGGGAGAATGTCCCCTTTACCTGAACCCGCAATTCTCTTTTGCCACAGTCCACATATATGTCAGTGCCTAAATCTGGCCCCATCTCGCTGAAGCCGTGACTCATTCCTAATGCCTTTCTAACAACAATTTCTGAATGAACACCTAACAGCTCTACGTCCAAGTCCGATCTATTGGTATCCACCCTCATGTTAGGTATGCCAATGTCCCGCGACATATGAGAAGCCGTCCTAGCCATTCGGATAGACATATCAAGTTCTGATGTCTTTAGCCTGACTTTCATGGATTTTCAGCCAAAATAAAAATGTCAATGAAATCAAGAATATGCCCACTTGGCCCACTTGGCCCCACTTCTGGGGGGCGGCCCCCTAAAACAGGGGCAAAGTGGGCAATGTGGGCAAACCGATGATTTTGTTGAAGTTTTTTTAGCGCCACTTTTCACCCTGCCAACGGTAATGTTTTGCATTGTTTGTAGGATTTCTTCTAAGTGTCAATATGTTGTTTTTCAGCAAGTCCATGCAGTTTCGCAGGGTCTTTTTTGTGCATTCGTTAGGGTTTAAATCTTCTTCGTTCAACATCCTGAACAATTCAGCCTGACTGTATTCGGCCCCACCCTTCATTACGGACTCCAGGAACAGCACTTCGTCTTCATACTTGGCAAACGCCTTGCCGACATTGATCTGTGACATCTGTTTTTTCTTCAGGTCACTGATGTCATCCTCATCCAAAAACTCAACGGAATCTACAGACTCTTCGTACCCTACTGTTTCATTGGTCTGCCTATATCGGAACCCGCCAGAGAATGAAATTTGCCTACGATCCTTTTCGTTAATCACCAATAGTTCTTGATAGTCTGCAAACTTGTCGTTCAAGGGGTCCAACCCATACATATTGTCAACGTCAGCTTTAAGATCGCCTACGCCCTCGTATATCAAGCGGCCGTCTAACGACCGATGCTTGTTGCAATGGCCTAACAGAATCACTGTGCCGCCTGCTGCAGCAAATTCTCGAAAAACGTGCAAGATGTCAGCCACCTCGCCTTTATTAAGAACCGATGCAAACTTCTTCAAGGTGTCGCAAATGATGATCTTGCCCTCTGCCTCGCCCTCTTGCTGAATCAAGCTCAGCATTCTGAGGGCATCGTTGGCGTTGCGTAACATGGGGTCTTGCGAGTTAGCCAAGGTAATCATGGCCATGCCATGCTTCATGCCCATTTCTGCTTTCTGGACTATGCCTCTAGCCCCGTCATCTTCGTTGAAGTAGATGACATCCGAGCCTTTGATGAGATTGTTTCTGATCGACTTAAACAGGTTGCCTAAGACCCAGACCGTCTTACCGGCCCCAGATGGCGCGTAGACCAACGTTACGGTTCCGGTAGTAATCATGCCGGATATGACTTCACGTTCGTTAGCGAGCCTCTGCTTCAATTCTGCGAGGCGATGGTGGGTGCTGGCAGCTTGTAGCCGCTGTAGGCTGGAAAGGGGTTCGTTTATGTACTTCTCATAACGTCTTGGCTTTTCTTCTAGTAACTTTTTGTATTCTTCTACAGGGTTGTACTCTTTGTTCATTTCTGCGTACATGGCTTGCATGGACGCGATGAACTCATCATCTCTGACTGTCACTGCTTATCCCTTGTTCGTTGATTAGTCTAGTCGGCTTTGGGTATGTGCTTGGAAGCCATGCCTGTTAAAAACCTCAGCGTAGGCTTCCGCCCCATGCAAAAGGGCGTCTACGTTCTGGACAAGGGAACTGGGGCCGGGATTTATAACTTTATGTACCCCTTCACCGCCTTGTGTGATGCCAAGACTAGCCAATGCCTTTCCGAGCCTGCTGTTTTTACGGATTTTTTTATTTTCATCGTCGTAAATAAAAACCCAAGCGAAGCCGCACGGGCCGCGATCGACACCTTCGTAATATTTGCCAAGGAAAGCAAGGCAAGCACGGTTTGCGGCAGAATTTGCCTCAGCAACAATATCTTGAAGGTTGCTTGGTACGTTCATATTTTTGTCCCTTGTTTGTTGAGCGGAACCTATAACTCTGAATCAGCCGCCTGAACTTGTCAACAAAATGCTGACCTTTTTTAAAGATCGCTAGGCTTGTAAACTTGCGTTATCCTGAGTTAAACTGCGTTTAGGTCAACAAAGGAGGGACAAGTATGGCTGATAAGAGCAAGGGTGAAGTAGAAATCCACGGCAAGATTTACTTGACTGTTGCCAGAAGGATTGATGATTTCAGAAAGTCGGAACAGTTCAATGGCTGGTGTATCGAAACAGAGCTGGTGAGTGCTGAAGATTCAATGGTCGTGATGAAGTCAACCATTAAGGATAATCACGGCAGGGTTGTAGCCACCGGATACGCTGAAGAAAACCGTAGTTTTGGGAAGATTAACAAGACTTCTGCGCTAGAGAATGCTGAAACGTCTGCGGTTGGCAGGGCCTTAGCGTTCTTGGGCCTTGGCGGTAGTGAGATAGCCAGCGCCGATGAAGTATCCACAGCGATTGCACATGGTTCGGTAAAGGATGCAATGGAGCCGATCCTGCAGCATAACGAGGCAGCTAGGGAAAACTTCGATTCTATTTACTTCATCAAGGAATACATCAAAACCGGTGATGTTGCCGGAGTTGCACAAATATGGCTTGAGTTGTCTAACGACATTAAAGAAGCCTTATGGGTTGCCCCGACAAAAGGCGGCGTATTTACGACTGAAGAACGGGCTTTCTTAAAGTCTGATGAGTTTGCACAAGCGAGGAAAGAGGCAGCATGAGTGAAGAAAGAGATTTCGTAAACGGCATGATTGTTAAGAAGCCCAATAGTAATGCCCCAGATTGGGTTAAAGCCAAGGTGTCTATCAAGCTCGATGACTTCAAAGGTTGGATCGGCGGATTTGTCAAAGCCAACCCTGATGACGAATGGATAAACATCGACATCAAAGAATCACAGAAGGGTACATGGTACGCC